AAAACCATTTTTAAAGTTAACAAGAAAAGAAAAAACAAAATTTAAAACAAAAAACTAAAATTATGAAAGAAAATCAGGACATTACTAAAGTTGAATTTCTAATTACATTAAATGACAACTTCGTCGTACAACGTTTTTTCAATGTAAGAAACATTAACCAAAAGGCTAAAAATAGTATTGAGTTATTGAACTACATGAAATCATTGTCAGAAGAGTTAAAAACAAAACTAAGAAATAAATCAGTTTTCTATATGTTGGAAAATCGGTTCCAAATTGAAGAAGACCCATCTATCTTAGACACATCAAATACTGATGGTCCGGAAGTTTTTAATTTGATTATTCGAATTGGAAATGAGACAATTTGTCATACCATCATCGACGCTAAAGTATACCCACCAAAGGCTAGATATACCCTGGATATACGACCAACGATAAAAACGATATTAAAAGACTTAACTGACATTTTTTCAGATAAAAATTTATCTTATAATTACCTTAATTATTCGTTGGCTTAGTCATATTTATCATATACAAAGAAAAAAAAATACAGAATATGTCAGACAAAAAAAACTTCGGATACTTAGGAAATACTTTTCAAATTCAATTATTAAACAATATTATTTTATATAAAGATTTCTCAAATTCCATTCTTGAAGTTATTGACCCACACTATTTTGACAACCAATATTTTCGTATTATTTGTCAAATGATTAAGGAGTTCTATTCAAAGTATGAACATACTCCAACATTTGATACATTAGAACAACTTACAAAGTCAGAAATATCTTCTCCGATGGCTCAAAAGAGCGTTTTGGATACATTACAACAAGTAAAAGATGTGTCTGATGACGGTTCATTATTTGTTCAAGAAAAGTCATTAAAATTCTGTAAACAACAAGAATTACAGAAGGTTATGACTAAAGCACAATCAATTATCGATAAGGGTGATTTTGAAAGTTATGACCACTTAGAAGAAATGGTAAGAGGAGCATTACAAGTTGGTGAGGTCGATAAAGGAACAACCGACGTTTTCTTCAACCTTGAAGAGGTTCTAAACGACGATTACAGACACCCAATTCCAATTGGGGTTGCGGGTATTGACAACCTATTGAAAGGTGGTTTAGCTAAGGGAGAGATTGGTGTTATTTTGGCACCAACGGGTGTTGGTAAGTCAACTTTCACTACAAAAATTGCAAACCACGCATTCAACTTGGGATACAACGTTCTTCAAATATTTTTTGAAGACAACCCAAAAATTATCCAAAGAAAACACTTTACGCTTTGGACCGGGATTCATCCTGATGACATGTCTGAATATAGAGATGAAGTTATGGCGAAGGTAAAACACATTAAGGAAACTATGAAAAATAAGTTAATTATTAAAAAACTACCTTCCGATACTGTGACTATGAATCAAATCAAAAATCAGGTTAGAAAGATGATGGCTGAAGGAACTAGAGTCGATATGATTATTTTAGATTACATCGACTGTGTTGTTCCTGACAAGATGTTGGGTGATGAATGGAAAAGTGAAGGTTCAGTAATGAGAGGGTTTGAAGCAATGTGTCATGAGTTGGACATCGCAGGTTGGACCGCAACACAAGGAAATCGTAATTCGATTTCGTCAGAAGTGGTTACAACAGACCAAATGGGTGGGTCAATTAAAAAGGCTCAGGTAGGTCACGTAATCATTACAGTGGCCAAGAGTCTACAACAGAAAGAAATGAATTTGGCAACAATCGCCATTACCAAATCAAGAATTGGTAAAGACGGTGTTGTTTTTGAAAACTGTAAATTTGACAACGGAATGTTAGAAATAGACACAGAACAAAGTATGACTTTCTTAGGTTTGGAAGAACAAAAAGAAGAAAGAAACAAAAATAGAATCAAAGAGCTTTTAGAAAAGAAAAAGCAAAAAGAACAACAATCTTAAATTAATTAAAAATTATGGAAAAAATATTAACAGAAAATCCTGGTCGGTTCGTCATCTTCCCAATTGAACACAATGATATATGGGAATTTTACAAACAACACCAAGCTGCATTTTGGACAGCAGAAGAAGTCGATTTAACAAATGACATCAGAGATTGGGAAAATTTGACAGAAAATGAAAAATTCTTCATTAAGAATGTACTGTCATTTTTCGCGGCGTCAGATGGTATTGTGAATGAAAACTTGGCTGAAAACTTTTATCGTGAAGTTCAATATCCTGAAGCTAAATTTTTCTACGGGTTTCAATTGGCTATGGAAAACATTCACTCATTAATGTATTCATTATTGATTGATACGTATATCTCAAACGCTAAAGAAAAGGACGAATGTTTCAATGCGATTGATAGATTACCGGCTGTTCAAAAGAAAGCTAAATGGGCATTAGAATGGATTGAAAAGGCGTCATTTGCCGAAAGGTTAGTTGCGTTTGCTGCCGTTGAAGGTATTTTCTTTTCAGGTTCTTTTTGTTCTATTTTTTGGATGAAATCAAGAGGTATTATGCAAGGATTATGTAATGCTAATTCACTTATCTTTAAAGATGAAAATTTACATTGTGATTTTGCAATTCACTTATTAAATAACCACTTAGAAGAAAGACCATCAGAAAAAAGAATCAAAGAAATTCTACTTTCAGCATTAGAAATTGAAAAAGAATTTATCACTGAATCACTTCCAGTATCTTTAATCGGTATGAACTCTAATCTAATGAAACAATACTTAGAGTTTGTTGTTGATGGTTTATTGGTTAAGATGGGTTGTAGTAAAGAATTTAATGTTGAACAACCATTTAAATTCATGGAACAAATTGCGGTTGAAACAAAAGGTAATTTCTTTGAATCGAGAACAATGGAATACCAAAAAGCAAAGTTAAACGAAACTATAACATTCACAGAAGATTTTTAAATTTATTAATATGTCATTAAAAATAACAAAAAGAAATGGAGAGAACGTGGCGTTCAATCCACAAAAAATTTATAACAGAGTAAAACGTTCAGCAAAAGGTTTGAACGTAAACTCAGATGAAATTTTTATTAAAGTAATCACATCGGTTCCGACTGAGGGGGAAGTAACAACTAAAGAACTTGATAAGTTAATTTATGAGATTGCGGCAGCCTATACAGGAAGTCATCACGACTATTCAAGAATGGCTTCGTCGGTTGCAATATCTTCATATCATAAAGAAACTGATGAAAGTTTTTCAAAGACTATGAGATTACTTTACGAGGATGGAGTTGTTAATGAAGAATTAATTAAACGAATTGAATATTACGGTGAAGATACTGTCGACGTTGCAATTAAACATGACAACGATTATAACTTTGATTATTTTGCTTGGAGGTCATTACAAGAAATGTATTTGTTAAAAAGACCAAATGGTAAAGTTGTTGAACGACCACAACATATGTATATGAGAGTTGCGATATGGGTTACTAATACATTAGAAGATGCGTTAGAGTATTATAACTCTTTATCGACTCAACTTATTTCACCAGCAACACCAATTATGATTAACTCTGGCACCAAAACACCACAACTTGCGTCTTGTGTTTTACACTACAACGATTCAGACTCAAGAGAAGGATTGTTAAATACAATGAATGATATTTCAACTTATTCATCGGATGCTGCCGGGATTGGACTTTCAATGTCTAACATAAGAAGTAAAGAAAGTAGAATTTCAAGTTCAGGTGGTTACGCAGGGGGATTGTTAAAATATTTAAAAATCGTTAATGAGTCTTTAAGATTTTTTAATCAACAAGGTAGAAGACCGGGTAGTGCGGCAATATATCTTGAACCTTGGCACAAAGACATATTTGATTTATTAGATATTAAAAAGAACACAGGAGCCGAAGAACTAAGAGCTCGTGATTTATTTACAGCACTTTGGATTCCTGACAACTTTATGAATGCGGTTAAGAACAACGCCGATTGGTATTTATTCTGTCCTAATGATATTAAAAAGGCAGGACTAAAGGCATTACAAGAATGTTTTGGAGATGAATACGAAGAAGTGTATAACACGGCAGTTAGTATGGGTCTTGGTAAAAAAGTTAAAGCACAAGACATTTGGACTAAAATTATTGAGTCTCAAGTAGAAACGGGAGTTCCTTATTTATGTTCTAAAGATAGTGCAAACAAAAAAACTAACCACCAAAATATTGGAGTAATTAAACAGTCTAACCTATGTAATGAGATTTACCAATATACAGATGAAAAGACCACAGCAATTTGTACTTTGTCTTCAATAGTGTTAAAAAATTATATCAAAGACGGACAGTTTGATTATTCTTTATTAATAAGTGAAGTTAGAAAAGTTGTTAGAGCATTAAATAATGTTATTGATAAAAATAACTATTCTACTGAAAAAGGTCATAGAGGTGGTTTAGAACAAAGAGCAATTGCAATTGGAACACAAGGATTGGCTGATGTATTTTATTTAATGGATTACATATTTACCTCACCTGAGGCTAAAAAATTAAATAAAAACATTTTTGAAACAATCTATTACGCGGCTATTCTTGAAAGTAATGACTTGTGTAAAAAAGGTTTGAGAACCCCATATGAGTTTTTCAAAGGTTCACCTATGTCACAAGGGATTTTTCAATTTGATATGTGGGGACTCTCTGAAGAAGATTTGTTTATGGATTGGAAAACCTTGAAAGAAGACGTGATGACTTATGGGGTGTGTAATTCATTATTCACCGCTCAAATGCCTGTAGCATCTTCCGCCAAAATTACAGGTTCATTCGAAATGACAGAACCCGCACATTCGGCTTTATTTAATAGACGTGTTGTTGGAGGTGAAATTATGATTGTAAACAAATACCTAATCAACGACTTTGAAAAAATTGGAATTTGGTCCGAGGATTTAAAAAATGAAATTATTATGAATGAAGGTTCAATTCAAAATATTAATTTCAACAATTACTTAGATACTGAAGAAAAAGGTTATAATAGAAAGGTTAAAAGAATTGAACATTTGATTCCAAAATACAAAACAATTTGGGAAATTTCACAAAGAGAATTGATTGACATGGCTGCCGAAAGAGCTCCGTTTATTGACCAATCACAATCTATGAATATTTACATGTCTAACCCAACACTTTCTAAAATAACATCTTCACATTTTTATGGATGGGAAAAAGGTTTAAAGACTCTTTGTTATTATGTAAGAACAAAGGCCATTTCAACAGGAGCAAAACACTTGGCTTTAGATGTTACAAAAAAGGAAAAACCAAAAGTTTCACCGGTTGAACCAAAAGTAGATTATTCATATATGAATCTTCCACCAAAACCAACTAATTCAGACTTTGATTGTTTTGGTTGTTCTTCTTAAAAATTAATCCGAGTTATACTCGGATTTTTTATTTATATCTATTTAACTAAAAATGTTGGATATTATATTTATGTAATATGGCAGATGGAAGAACTTATGGTGTTAATTTTCCCTTTAGGGATAGTCCAAAATCTTATTATTTTGATTTAACCGAAAATGCTGGTGATGAGATACGGGCAGACCTTTTACATTTGATATTAACCGCAAGAGGTAGTAGATATTATAATCCTGATTTTGGAACACGTATATATGAATTTATTTTTGACCCTTTGGATGGTGAAACGTTTGACGGAATCAAATCTGAAATACAACAACAGGTTGACAAGTACATACCAAATTTAACTATAAATGAAATTAAAGTGGTTCCATATTTACAATCAGATGAGGCTCCAGGTGACATTAACCAAGAGTTATTAGGAACAAGTGATATATATAGAATACCTGGTAGAGCAACTCAAGAATACACAGCTAAACTTACAATAGATTATACGGACGACAACAACTCGTTTGGTTCAAGAGAATTTATAATAATTAACATATAATTATGGCAACTCAAAAAATTAATTATACAAGTAGGGATTTTGAAAGTCTAAGAAAGGACTTAATCAACTATACCCAACAGTATTATCCTGAAATAATTCAAAATTTTAATGACGCTTCAATCTTTTCAGTTTTGATGGATTTAAATGCTGCGATTGGAGATAATTTACATTTTCATATCGATAGAAGTATTCAAGAAACTGTCTTACAATATGCACAACAAAGGTCTTCTATTTTTAATATTGCAAGAACCTATGGTTTGAAAATACCGGGATTTAGACCTTCAGTTGCTCTTGTGGAAATATCAATACAAGTTCCGGCATTTGGTGACAATGAAGATTCAAGATACTTAGGTATTTTAAGAGCGGGGGCTCAGTTTAATGGTGGAGGGCAAACATTTGAAACAGTCTATGATGTTGATTTTTCTACACAATATAACAACGAAGGGGTAAATAATAGAACCAAAACCCCTGTTTTTGACAACAATAATAAAATAACAAGTTATATAATAACTAAAAGAGAAGTTGTTGTTAATGGTGTTACTAAAATATATAAACAAGTTGTAAATGCTGCAGACGTAGTTCCTTTCTATAGTTTCTTTTTACCTGAAAAGAATGTTTTGTCTGTTACAACAATCATACAAAAAGACGGAACACAATACCAATCAACCCCAACAAATGCTGAATTTATAACATCACAGAACAAATGGTATGAAGTTGACGCATTGGCGGAAGACACAGTTTTTATTGAGGACCCCACAAAACCAATAGACAATGCTGGCGTTAAAGTTGGTCAATATATAAAAACTGACAACAGATTTATAACAGAATACACACCCGAAAGTTATATGAAGGTACAATTTGGGGCAGCAACGACAACACCAAATCAACAACTTCAACAATTTGCAAATCTTGGAACCCCATTAAAAATACAAAATTATCAAAATAATATCGGATTGGGACTTACAGTAACACCTAACACAACACTATTTGTTCAGTACCGAGTAGGTGGAGGAACTGCATCAAATGTTGGTGTTGGTTCAATCAACCAAGTTGGATTAGTTAATTTAGCGGTAAACGGACCATCATCACAAATCAATCAAAGTGTTGTACAATCATTAAAAATTAATAATGTAACAAGTGCGGTTGGAGGAGCAAACCAACCAACAATTGAAGAGGCAAGAAACATGGTTAGTTTTAACTTTGCGGCACAAAAAAGAGCGGTGACAGTTAATGACTATAAATCTTTAATCGATACAATGCCAGGTAAATTTGGGGCACCTGCCAAAGTCGCGATTACAGAAAATAATAACAAAGTTACTGTACAAATTTTATCATATGATTCAGACGGGAATCTAACACAAACAGTTCCAAACGCAATTAAAACAAACTTGGCAACCTATTTGTCTAAGTATAGAATGATAAATGACTACATATCAATTGATGTCGCAAAGGTAATAGATTTAGAGTTTGAAATATCTGTTGTAATCGAAAATAATACCGCTCAAAGTCAAATAATTACTCAAATTATTGACCAAGTATCAACTTACATGAATCCGCAAAACAGAGATTTAGGTCAAAATGTAAACGTTTCTGATATTAGAAGATTAATACAAGACGTTGCAGGTGTTAATACATTAACAGATTTGAAAATATATAACAGAACAGGGGGTCAATATTCGTCATCTGAAACATCTCAAAGGTACGCCGATGCGGAAACCAAAGAAATTTTATTAATTGACGACACCTTATTTGCCGAACCAGACCAAATATATCAAATCAGATTTGATTCTAGAGATATTAATGTAAGGGTAAAACAACTAAGAACCGTAGACTTCTACTAAATCATTTATTTTATTTTTAAGGTTATTAGTTTTAAATAAAAAACCTAAATTATCTATTTATTTTAAAACAGTAAATGACCAAAACATATAGACTAAAGGCTCAACCAACAAAAGACCAAAATCTAAGAATTAACGTAACACAGGATTTTGACTTTTTAGAGATACTATCTTTAAAGTTAAGACAAGAAGATGTATATACAAGATTTTGTGCCGACTACGGTGTTGTTGCAGGTAGAGTTGTTGTTAATGGTGGGTACGGTGTTCCAAACGCAAATGTATCTATTTTTGTTCCATTGGATGCTATTGACGAAAACGACCCAATTATATCCACATTATACCCTTATAAAAGACCTGACCAAAAAAACGAAGATGGTTATAGATATAACTTATTACCATATGTTAAAGAGTATGGTGGTCATAGTCCGACTGGTACATTTCCTGATGTGGAGGATGTTTTAACAAGAAATGAAGTTTTAGAAGTTTATGAAAAGTATTATAAGTACACTGTAAAAACTAATGAAAGTGGTGACTTTATGATTATTGGTGTACCGTTAGGTATTCAAACCGCAATACTAGATTTAGACTTATCAAACATCGGTTGTTTTTCACTTAGACCTTCAGACTTAATAAGATTAGGTCGGGGAACTACAGAACAATTTGATGGGGACCAATTTAAATCATCGACAGATTTAGACTCACTACCTCAAATAGTAAATCAAAAAAAAGATATAGACGTTGCATCTTTCTGGGGTGAAGAAAACATTTGTAATGTTGGAATAACAAGAGTTGATTTTGATTTAAGAGATTTAGGGATTGAAATTACACCTCAAGCCGTTTTTATGGGTTCATTGTTTTCAACAAGTGAAGAAGACTTTTTAAAATCAAATTGTAAACCTAAAAAAGACTCCGGTAATTTATGTGATTTAGTCACAGGGCAAGGAAGAATATTAGCAATTAGACAAACAATAAATTATGATGTAAACGGTAGACCGGCATTAGAACAATATTCACTACCCGAAGGAGGTAAAATAATTGATGACAACGGTACTTGGTTAGTAAACGTCCCAATGAATTTGGACTACGTAACAACAAACGAGTTTGGTGAACAAGTACTATCAACAGACCCAAATGTCGGTATACCAACAAAAGGAAAATATAGATTTAGAATCCAATATCAGAATGAAGATGGAATGGAATCAAGTGTATTAAGAGCAGATTATTTGGTTCCAAATGTTAAAGAATGGGGATGGACCACATCTAACATCAATGCGCCTACAGACGTAACCGCACAATTAAAATCATACGCATTTAGTTTAGATTGGGATGATTATGGGGATGTGAATACGACAATAGGTCAACAAATGATTCAAGAGGCTGTAAACTGTAATGATAAGTTTTATCAATTTAATTTCAATAAAGTTTATACAGTTGCAAATTTTATAGATAGATGGAAGTGGGGATTCAATAGAAGTAGACATTTAGGTATAAAAGAAATTACAGATAGACGATGTACTACCACCACAAACAGATTTCCGGTTAATGATGGTGTAAGAAATTTTGAGTTTTTGTTCTTTTTACTAAGTCTACTTTTAATACTACTTACACCTACGTTCATAACTTTAATAATCATTTTACACTTTGTTGCATTTATATACCCAATATTAAGAATATTGATAAATCTTTTAATATGGGTAATAAATGTTGTTATATATGGTATTTGTTTAGCGATAAGTGCAATCACATTTGGAGCAAGACCTAAAGGTGGTTGTAAAACCCAATCAATTAAACCATTAGGAAAAGAAAATATATTTAAAAGAATTTCTTTACCCATGTTGTCTTATCCTGATTGTGAGGCCTGCCCATGTACTGATGAAACACTTCCTGAAGATAGTAGTCAAAGTTCATTCGCTCAAAGTGCAAATGTTGCAATTTCATCAGAAAATAATAGTCCTTTAGCGAATACAAATTCCACAACTTCTTATAGTGTTTACAACTCATCGCAAGCATCTTCGGCAAATGACCCTGACGCTTTTAACAATGGAGTTGTCCAAGCGATGGCGGGTTACCAATTCCAAAATCTTGGAAATGATAATGATAAGTTAGTTAAAACTCCAATTGCCGAATATCCGGCACAAGGGGGAATAAAAGTATTAGCGAATGACGTTACACTATCACAATCTTTGAATTTAGCAAATATTAGACAAAGATATTTTGAAGGTGATAATTTAATTCAAACAACTGTTAGAAACAACATTCCAAATACAACAACATTAGATGCGTCACAACCGTTTACCGATAGTGTTATGATGTTATTTGTTGATAGTGGAACTTTCAACGGTTTACAACCTGGACAACTTTTAACATTCCAAGACATCAACTTAATAAATGACCCCAACTTAACGGGTATAACTAATTCCAATCAGTTTAATACTAATAGTATTACGGGAACTACACCATATAACGCAACAAGTTTAGTGACAGTTCCTGTTAATTACATTAATCAAGCAGGTTTACAACAAACTGTAAACTTGAAATTAAATATATCTGAAGATGGAAAAGATTACAAATATCCTGCGGGGGTTGAATATTTTCAAGTTATCACAGGAGGTACTGTATCACAGTTTTCAGGATTAACAAACACAACGGGAGGATTACTTAACAAATATTTGTTTAAAAAGACACAAAGATTCTGTTATGGTACACCAGTACAACAATGTGACTACGTATTCCCAATCAAATTTATTGATAATTTTGCAAACTATGAAATTATATTTTTAACAAGAGGTACGGACCCATACACCGACAAACAAAATATAAGATATGACCTATCGAAATTATTTGGATTTAACTTAGGTTCGGGTCCTGTTATTGAAGGTAGTTATTATCTTAATGTACCAATACAACAAAACTCAGGAAGTGGAGCTTGGTTTAATGATTATAAAACGCCTGAATCACATTTAGTTTCAAATAATACAAATGCGTCATTATATCACCCACCTTTTGGTTTTACTCCTGATAGTACATTGTTTAGTGCATTTACAAACAACTCACCTTACTTTTATAACTCAACAGATAAGTCACAACAAACATTTAAAGCTTATTCATCAGACGCTGTGACTTTATCATATTTTACTTCCACACCTGGTGTATATTCAAATATACAACCAAGTGTTGGTAATAATAAATTGGCGTTCCAATGGACAAATGGTGTGTTAAGTGCTCAAGGTAATATTGAAGGTGGAACTTTAATTGCTTCAAACGCAACTCCGGGAACAAGTATAAACATTGCAACAACAACCACAAGAGTTTATTCACCAGCATACCACACTTCGGTAGTATCGAACATTTCCATTTCAAACTCTTCTAACATTGTATTTAGGTCTGATAGACTACCTACATCAAGTGCGACAGAATTAAGTGGTAATAACTCGTTTAGTTTATTTTTAAACGACAACTTTGCGGTCTACACAGTAGACGAAGATGGTGGTACTTCATTGGCACCATCAACAAATGGTCCTAATGACACTACAAATAATGCTCAAGATATAACAGGAGACACTCCGAGTCAAATATCAAGTACAGTTTTGGCATCACTTTCCTGTGAAAACATGACAGTATTAAAATGTTACCAAGGCGGTGGGACATCTTTTTCAGTTCAAAATCCATGTAGTGAAAATCCGAATGGAAAAAGAATGTCAGGGGGATGTTACAAATTTGTTGATAGTCCATTACTTGTTTCAATACCAAAAGATGTTACATATTTCTTTGAATGGAAAACAAGATTTAGAATGGTGTTTGCTGCATGTAGAGGAATATTTTCACATGTGTTTCAAAACAATTGGGTCAATGGTTCTTTATATATGTTCTCATTGAAAAAACAAACAATTTTTAACATTGCGGGACAACCAAAAAAATATAAGTTTTGTGGTAGTCCTGATAGTACATTAAGACCATATCAAGGACCTATATTTTAT